CTGTAAACGGGAGAAGAGGCACAGCTGTAATAAATCAAAACACTGGAAACTCATCAAGTGTTAATTATGTAGGCGGTAAACCAGGGGGATCAACTACAATTATATTACAAAAATATACTAGCACAACTTCTTATGTTCTTGCAAACGGAGAATGGCCTAACGCTCAAGGTAATTTCACTGTTGAAGGACAATTCACATATTACTCAGTTTAAATAATAAAAAAATAATAAAAATGGCAATTACAAAACAAACAACAATAGAAGAGATAAAAGTAGCTGGAGAATATAAGCAAATATTTGTATTAGAAGTAACTACAGTATTAGAAAATGGCGTTGAAATATCTAAATCTAACCACAGAACTAGCTATTTACCAAGCGATTTATCTAAAATAGTAGATCAAGAAGTACTAGATATAGCTAATGTAGTTTGGACACAAGCTATTAAAGATTCTTGGCAATCTTACTTAGACTCTATACCATCTCCAGTAGAAGGTTAAAACCCTACAACAAGTAGGTACTAAAATTTAATAAAATGGAATACATAAGAAAAGTGTCTGTTGGCTCAGACTACAAATCAGCAATGAATTATATTGTAGGACAGCCAGTCTTAAGAACATACACCATACACGTCATCAAACAAGAAGAAGATGGTGAAATAAAAGTTTACGTAGAAAACAAAAAGAACGAGGTTTTTCTTTGGAAGAGTTTTAGTGTAGCAATGCCTTCTTCTTTAGAGTACAATGTAAATTATTGACATGAAGTCCCCGTTTTCTTTTATAGTTAAACCTCAAGGAGGTCAGCGCTATGACAACTTAAGTAAACACGGTGATGGTAAACTAATAAAAAGTACTTCTCAGGAAGACCACACCGCTACGAATAGATTTGCTACAGTAGAGGAGATTCCTATTCTATGGTCTTTTAATAAGGAAATAACCAAAGGAGATACTGTAGTGGTGCACCACAATATTTTTAGAAAATACTACGATATGAAAGGAGTGGAAAAAAGCGGTCCTTGTCATTTTAAAGATGATCTATACATAGTAGATGTGGAGCAGGTGTACTTGTATAAGAGCAAGGGCAAATGGAATTCAGTAGGAGATTATTGTTTTATTAAGCCTATAGAAAGAGAAAAAGATGTTATATTGTCTGTTGATAGAAACAAGCAATTAGTTGGCGAGGTAAAATATGGGAATAAAGAGTTGAGAGAATTAGATATTTTTGAAGGAGATAATGTTTGTTTTTTACCAGAGTCAGAATACGAGTTTGAGATAGATGGAGAAATATTGTACAGAATGAAAACTAAAGATGTATGCGTATTAATATAAGTGTAAAAAAACTAAAGGAAGACATTATTACCGCTGGTGAAATAGCCGTTAAAGAGCTTATAAAAGTAGCTAAGGAAGATATTATTAAATACGATGCTGAAGATGATTTAGCGGCAGATAGATTAAAGAATGCAGCAGCTACTAAGAAGTTGGCAATATTTGATGCCTTTGAGATATTAAAAAGAATACAAGAAGAACAAGCCATTTTAGAAGAAAGAACAATAGAAAAAGAAGCTTATCAAGGATTTGCAGAAAAGAGATCAAAATAGACTACATACAGTTGTACAAGAACTGGTACCAAGAAGTGTTATAACTACTAAGAACAAAGCTAAGAGTTGGGACTATGGGTATAACGAGAAGTATAACATTGTCATCATATCTAAAGACGGTACTTTAGGAGATGTATATGACGTACAAGGATTAAGGATAGGGCTTCCTAAACAACCTAAGTCTATTAATACTAAGTTTAATAAATGGATTGCTAGTGATTTACCTAAAGAATTAAAAGGTATTAAAACTATATTTGATTGGCAGAAAAGAGATAATGAGTTTAAGTCAAAGTGGGTAGGTTACGTAGAGGGAGAGTTTGATAAAAGAGAGTATGGTGAATGGTTTACTAACAATGGAGAGCCTACTTATATTACTGGTACTCACTATATGTATCTGAATTGGACTAAGATTGATGTAGGTAAGCCAGATTTCAGGGAGTCTAATAGAATATTTTATTTGTTTTGGGAAGCTTGTAAAGCAGACAAGAGAAGTTTTGGAATGTGTTATCTTAAGAACAGGCGTTCTGGATTTTCGTTTATGAGTTCTTGTGAAGCTGTTAATCAGGGTACCATTACTAGAGATGCTAGGGTAGGTATACTTTCTAAGACGGGTTCTGATGCTAAGAAAATGTTTACTGATAAGGTGGTTCCTATTTCTAATAATTACCCTTTCTTTTTTAAGCCTATTCAAGATGGTATGGACAAGCCGAAAACAGAATTAGCTTATCGTGTTCCAGCAAGTAAGATTACTAAAAAAAATATGGACAAGAAGGATGAGTTGTTTATGGATGGCTTAGATACTGTATTGGATTGGAAGAATACTTCAGACAACTCTTATGATGGGGAAAAGCTACTGCTCCTTATACATGATGAAAGCGGTAAGTGGGATAAGCCTGAGAACATACTTAATAATTGGCGTGTAACAAAAACTTGTTTGAGGTTGGGGTCTAAGATTGTAGGTAAATGTATGATGGGTTCTACTTCTAATGCTTTGGACAAAGGTGGTGAGAACTTCAAGAAATTGTTCTACGATTCTAATGTAGGTAAAAGAAATGCCAACGGTCAAACTAAATCTGGATTGTATTCATTATTTATACCAATGGAGTATAATTTTGAAGGGTATATAGATGAGTACGGTCACGCAGTATTAGAAACTCCTGAAGAGCCATTGGTGGGCGCAGATGGAGAGATGATAGATGTAGGTGTGGTAGACTATTGGCAAAATGAAGTAGACTCACTAAAAACAGATGCAGATGCATTAAATGAATTCTATAGACAGTTTCCAAGAACGGAGTCTCACGCATTTAGAGATGAGAGTAAGCAGTCTTTATTTAACTTAACTAAAATATACCAGCAGATAGATTACAACGATGCTTTAATAAAACAAAGAGTATTGACTAGAGGTAAGTTTATGTGGAAAGATGGTATTAAAGATACTAAGGTGGTATGGATACCGGAGAAAAATGGAAGGTTCTTGGTTTCGTGGACACCTAAGCCAGAGATGCAGAATAGGGTGATTAACAAAAGTAATCTTTACTTTCCAGGAAACGAGCACTTAGGATCTTTTGGGTGTGATAGTTATGATATTTCAGGAACGGTAGGTGGCTTTGGTTCTAATGGAGCTCTTCACGGTTTAACAAAATTTAACATGGACGAGGCTCCTAGTAATCATTTCTTCTTAGAGTATGTGGCTAGACCGCAAACAGCAGAGATATTTTTTGAAGAAGTGTTGATGGCGTGTGTATTTTACGGTATGCCAATATTAGTAGAGAATAACAAACCAAGGTTGTTGTACCATTTTAAAAATAGGGGTTATAGAGCTTTTTCTATAAACAGGCCTGATAAAAGTAAAATGAATCTATCTAAGACAGAAAAAGAACTTGGTGGTATACCTAACTCATCTGAAGCTGTAAAGCAAGCTCACGCTGCTGCAGTAGAGTCTTATATTGAGAAATATGTTGGTCTAGATTTAGATTCAGTGTATAGAGATCCAGATGAAATGGGGTCTATGTATTTTAGCAGAACACTGGAAGATTGGGCTAAGTTTAATATTAATAACAGAACAAAATATGATGCTACTATAAGCTCAGGTTTGGCTATTATGGCTAATCAAAAAGGTTTGTATCACACACCGAAAAAAGAATCAAAAATAAGCATTAACTTTGCAAGATATAGTAATAAAGGTGCATTGAGCACGATTATAAAGTAAAAATGAAAGAACCAGTAATTCTAATCAACCCAACTACCTTTCCTAATCAACAAGCCACAGACGCAGAAAAAAATTCACTAGAATACGGAATGCGTGTTGGAGAATCTATACAGTACGAATGGTTTAAGAGAGATGGTAACAGTTGTAGGTTTTATGATCAGTGGGTAGAGTTTCATAGATTACGACTATATGCAAGAGGAGAACAACCAATAGGAAAATATAAGAATGAGATTGCAGTAGATGGAGATTTAAGTTATTTGAATTTAGACTGGACACCGGTTCCTATCATACCTAAGTTTGTGGATATTGTTGTTAATGGTATGGCGGACAGATTATTTGATGTTAAAGCCAGTGCTCAAGATGCAATGTCAGCTGAGAAGAAACATCAGTTTCAAGAGATTGTAGAGGCGGATATGGTAGCAAAGCCAATGTTAGAGGCTACTGAGGAGATGTTTGGTATTGATATGTTCAACACGCCTAAGCAAGATTTACCAGAGAGTGATCAAGAGCTAGCGTTGTATATGCAGATGAACTATAAGCCAGCTATAGAGATTGCAGAAGAAGAAGCTATTGATAC